CCCCAGTGCCCGGAGAAGTTGTGTCAGGAGCCGAAACGGCCATCGTTCCTGTTGCCGATCTCGAAATAGTCGCTGATGCCTATGCGCAGTTGGATGCGCTACGGGCGTGGGCGCTTGAGGTCGGTAAGGTCACGGACAATCTCGACAGCCCTCGCTGACTTAATTGTTTTGTAATCCCACCAAGCACCGCAAGCGCACTCATCGTCCTCAAAAGCGAAGCAGTCGCATAGCTTGGCGTCAGCCTCCAGCGCGTTGATTGCGGCTTTGATGCCAGCGTCATAACCTGACTGCCATTCGGATGCTGGGTCGATCATTTGCTTTGACCTCTTATTTGGCGCAGGGGGTGATGGACGCTTAGGCAGTGATTCTGCCGACAAGACACAACCCTTTATAACTGATCCTTCTTTCACTGCCCCTTCTCCCGTATCTCCAGCCCACGCGCTTCCAGTGCGGCGCGAAGGTCTTTTGCCATTGTGGCTTCATTAATGTCGCCGTCGGGCTGTGCGTAAATCACTTCATTAATGACGCGCACCAGTGGGTCAGGATTGGGGATGATGAAGCTGGCAAGCGCATCGCCACCATCCTCTGCAACCAAATGTTCCCCAAAATAATCCACCAAGGCATCGCTCACCTCTTGCTTAAAGGCTTCGTGCGCTTCGATGGCGCGGCATAGTGCTTCGGTATATGGGGAGACCTCACGGCGCACTGCACGTTTGTCGCTTAGGCCGCGTTCGGCCAGCACTTCGCGCACCAGCGCCAAGGCTTTTGCTTCAATGTCGTTCACAGCGACCTCCCAATCGCGATGCCCTTGCGGATGCCTTGTTGAACAAGGCGCATCCAGACTGTGTGATCCCATTCACCGGAGAGATAAGCCCTCCAATCGTCGTTGTCCTGCTTCTCCGCTTGGGCGGCGCAGATGTTCCGTGCTGCTTTTGTGATTTCTTCGTCTGTCATACTAACCTCGTGATAAATGTGACGCCTTCGACAGTGCGGCATTTGAAGGCTTTGCCGTGGCGGATGCCGTATTGCGACACATTGCGACTGGTGCGCTTGGCATCGCCTTTATTCTCGGCTGGCATGGTGGCAACTTCGCCAACTTCCAGCGTTCCCATCGGATAAATCATTGGACGGCTCATGACCACCAATCCTCTTCCATTTCCTTGCGCTCTTCCTCTGTAATGTCAGGCGCGGTTGCAATGAGATATGCGGTCAATATCCAGACTGATATGACCAACAGGAAAAGCCAATTATCTGCGGTCATTTGCTTTGCTCCTTCAAATGTTCGCCGTTTTCTATTGCGTCCGCGGCGGTCTTTAAATCTTCATCTTCGCAACCGTCCCAAAAGTTTCGCAGCCAGCGCACGATTGCGGCGCGTTCTTCGGCGGCGGGGTCATAAGGGGTGAACCAGCGGCCATTCCCGCCTACGTCTTTGCCCGTCAGGGTTACGCTTCCGTCTAGCAGCTTGCCGATACGCGTGATTGCCTCTTGGCGTGTCTCGTTCATTTGCTTTGTTCCTTTTCACGTTCGGCGCGGCGTTCGGCAAAGGTCTTGCCGTCTATGCTGCTTCGCAGAGGCCATGCGCTGTCGGATGAAACTCGGTGTTTGCGCCCCATTGGCGCGGCTTGTTGTGGTTTAAACATTTAATCACTCCTTATTGCTAATACCCTCAAACTATAATTAGAGGGTTCATGTGTCAAACAGAAAATTACATATCGACTATAAAAGTTTTAGGCTTCTTGCGTGAGAGCAGCCGGGACATCCAAAACTCATGCTCTGCACCAGTTGTCCGATCAGCGTGATATTTGAACAGCGCCCGTGCCAGTGGGTCATAACCTCGGCTCTTATGCGTGGTGATAAGTGGCGATGGCATCATGGGCTTTAGGTCGGCTGGCTTGCGGCGCTTGTCATCCGCAAGGGCGTTCTCAATATCCCTCATCGTAAGGCGAAGACCATTCTGGCTATTTATATAGTTGAGAACTGTCGATTTGTCGCTGATGTAGCCGCACAGGTGGCGAATTTGCATTTTTATGTTATAGTCCATTTCATTTCCTTTTTGGTTTTAATGCGTTGAGCAGCGCCGCCTGGTTTGTGTCCTTACTGGCGAGTACGCTCATCACCCGCTCATCAATGGTATTGCTTACAATCATGTGGACAATCCGCACTGGCTTCTCCTGACCTTGCCTATGTAATCGCGCATTGAACTGTTGGTATAATTCCAAAGACCAATTCATTGCAAACCAAATTATCATGGAGCCGCCACGCTGGAGATTTAGGCCGTGTCCGGCACTGGCTGGGTGCGCCAAGAGCATTTTAATGCACCCAGCGTTCCAATCGATTACGGTTTGCGGGTCTTTGTCAAGCGTCCTTGCGTAAGGAAACTTCTTCTGGATGCGCTCAAGATCGGACTTGTAGCTGTAGGCTACAAGCAAATTCTCGTTGCTGTTCTGCTCGACCAGATCGACCAGTGCGTCCAGCTTTGCGCTGTGGACCTCTGACCAGTTACCTAGATCGTCAGTATATAGCGCACCGTTGGCGTTCTGAAGCAGCTTGTTGGCAAGCACAGCGGCGTTCATGGCCTCGACTATATCGCCGTCAGGCAACTGGGCCAGAAGCGTGTCCTCGAACACTTGGTAAGCCTTTAGCGCGGCTGGTGGCAACTGCACGCTCTCGATCAGGTCAATGCGGTCCGGCAGTTCAAGATAATCCTCTGCCGACATCGATATGGTCATGGGCGCAAGCAGTTCGTAAATGCGCTCAGGCGATCCGTTGCGCGGCGTGTGCTTGTAACCCATATAATCGGTCTCAAAGTACCGCTGCTTGAAAGCCGTCATTGTGCGCCCCAGGGCCTCACCTTGGTCAATCAGATATGTCTGGGACCATAGGTCGAGCAGACCATTGGGGCTGGGTGTGCCTGTCAATAGGACCATATAATTGGTCATCGGCAGTATTTTCTTGAGCGCCTTGAAGCGTTTGCTGGTCGGGTTCTTGAACGAACTGCTCTCGTCAATGACCACACAGTCGAACGGCCAGTTCTTTTTGTAATGGTTGACCAGCCATTCGACGTTCTCACGATTGATCACATATATGTGTGCATCGCGCTGCAAAACGCTCATACGATTGCGCTCACTGCCTGTGCAGATGGCAACATCGAGATGGCGCAAATGATGCCACTGAGCGGCCTCCTGCTTCCAGACGGTGTTCGCCACGCGCAGGGGAGCGATGACAAGGACTCTGTCAACCGCAAAAGAATCTCTCAGGTCCGTTATCGCCGTGAGCGTGGAGGTCGTTTTGCCCAAGCCCATGTCGAGCCACAGGGCGCAACGCTTGGTGTCAATGATGAATTGGACAACGCGCCTTTGATACTCATGGAGATCATATCGATAGCGCACGGCAGCCATCCTCAATACTGTCGCACACATGGACCTCGCAGCCAGCGTCAACCATCCTGCGCATTATGTAATCTTGGAGTTCAGTCGGCTTCTTGCCCAGTGCTTTGAACTCGATGAACACAATTCGACCAGCCTTCATAAATATGCGATCTGGGACACCGCGCTGGGCGGGGGACACGAATTTGAAGGATAGCCAGCCGTTTTTCTTAGCTATCTCTGACACGCGGCGCTCAATATCACGTTCCAACATCACAAATACCCCACTTCAGAAAGCAGCTTCTCCGCTGCGTCCAAATACACACTATAATCCACATCGTCTGGAAATGCGGGAGGCAACTGCATCAGCGGCCTTGTGCCTTCCGACTTGGGAACCTTGTTGCCGTTCTTAACGTAGCGGATCATCTCGTCGGACGGGACACTAGTAGAGTAATAAGACCGAATCGCCTTGCCGATATTCTCCTCGCGCCATAGCGCACCGCCTGTGACCCTGCGCACCGTGACAAAGCGCCGGATGTCATCGCACCTACGGATTGTTCTCTCAATCGGTGTCCCGCTGGCTATGCGTGCGGCTACTGCGTCATAGACAATCTGGCAGTCAGGGTTCTTGGCGAGGCTGGGCGATGCAAACACACCCTTGCCCTTGGTCTTACCGTCCAGCATCACTGCAACATAGTTGTTGACATCACGGCTGGCGATGGCGCGATAGTTGGTCCGCTCCAGTTCGTAGCTGGTGTCAAGCATCCAGTCCCAAGCAATACACTGCATCTTAATGTCAAGGCTCTTTGGCGCGTGCAAAACAATACCGTCGGTGTTTGCGCTTATGACCCTGATCCCGGCCATCTCCATGCGCTCAATCAGCATCAGCAGGGCCAGTTGCCCTGAGATTGTGGTCTGGGCCATAAGGTCAGGGCTGTACAGAAAGCTGTACTTACTTCCCAGCTTTCCAAACGTCCCATTGATGACGATCTTCAGAACGTCGGCTGTCACCTTATCGCCACCGCGCTTGGCATCTAGGCGGCGCGTCACGATGCTCTGGAACACGGTCAGAAAGTCCGTGCCAAGGTGCTTGGGAGACAGCCGCTGACCAAGGATGATGTTCGGATAGTAGCTGGCAACATCCCAGTCAGCCAGCACTTCGTCAGATGAGGCTTCGATGAACTGGCGCTTCTCGCAACTGTGCAGTCCGCCGATCCCCATCTGATACTGGGCCTTGCCAATCGTAATGCGCTCTTTTTTGAGCCACTCAGGCATTTCGACAGAGCCGTTGGCCGACAGCGTGAAGTCCGTTTCGAGGACGCGCTCGAACATGGCGTTGAGGTCTGGGCTGTCGAAGCGAATAAAGCCGGGGTCTTTGTAGCGGAAGGTGTAACCCTTCTTGATGACGGGCTTCTCAGCGCACCCACCAAGGCGCTCAATCTCGTTGGCGATAACGACCTCCGCGATCTGCGCATCGCTCTTGGAGCGTAGGTCAGCGCCATATTGCTTACCCATAGTCACGCGCAAATCAATTTGCGGCTGGAGATGCCGATATAGGATCGATGTCATCTCAAGGTCGTTGCGGCAATATTCGCGCAGCAAGGCGCGTTGCTCTGCATCGATGCTGGCCTCAGGATCAATCGGCAAGTCCTGCATCTTTGGGGCGTGCAGCCGACCACCGTAAATCTTCAGCGATGCCTGACCAATAGCCAGTTCGATCAGGTCGATGTGGTCCCAGTTGCGCGGCACTTTTATACCAAGCTGCCAGTGGCGCTTGCCTTCGACAATGATTTTGTCGGAAATGTCCTTGATCTGCTGGTTCGACTTACCGCTAACAGCAGCGGCGATGATCGGAAGGTCATAGCCAATCGAATTAAACCCGATAGTTGTGTCACGGGTCATCATTGTGCGGATGCCGTCAATGTCGATGTGGCCCGGATATATCTCGAATGTCTCGATAAGCGACCTGTCTGGTGAAGCGCCAAGGTGCATACCCATCAGCAGGAAATAGTCTTTATAAACTTCAGTATCTATAATTATCATGGAGGGGTGGCCTCTCAAAAAGTTACCCCTGCGACCATGAGCCGCAGGGGTTTTTTACTTAGAATGTTTCGTCATCTACATCGTCGAAATCATCAACGCTTGCTGACGAGCCGCCGGAGGAGAACGCCTCGCCATCAGCAGCAAACTGAACGCCAAGGAGGGTGGCGTTGATGCGCTTGCCGTAGTTGTTGTTCTGCGTCCACAGGTCAATGATTGCATTGACATAGCAGCCGCTGTACACCACGCCGTCTTCCTCAGTCAGAGGCGACTTGTCCTTGTTCAGAACAAGTGGGCGCTTCTTCGTGCTGGCCTTCAGCGTCATGTGACCCGCATAACCTTCATATTCGGTCTCATCGCCATCGCGCAAGCACAGCTTTTCAGCTGGAACTCGTGCGCCCTTTAGGTCGGCAATGATCTTGGATTTGATGGCAGCATCGATTTCTTTAATGATCGAAGCGTGCTTGACCTTATCGAGAAGGAAGGTGGCCTCATATTTTGTGTCCACGCCATCAAACTGGGCCTTTTGGAACAGCGATGGGAAAGACAGGCGTACATTATTCAACTTGATAGACATATAGATTTCCTTTTAGGTTTTTGGTTTTACGTTTTAAGCCATTTGGCCGATTGAGGTTATACTAACTTTCACGGGATGCAACCTCAAAAATCATCAGCCGTGATATTGACGGCAGGGCGCGGGTCATCCGACTTCGCCAGTGTGGGTCGGCCTTGGGGCTTCACCACAAACTTAGCGATCTCGGCGGCACGCTTCTTGCCAACAATCTTCTCCGCTTGGGCAGGGCTTACCAGCTTTTTGGTGTAGGCTTCTTCTCCAAGCAATTCAAAAATATCCTGTTCTACGGTTGGCTCGTCGGACCACTGGCGGTTGGACTTACCAGCCACCAGTTTGTAGCCTTCAAACGGAATCCCCTCATTCAGACGATCCACGACAACATCTTCGACAGCATCCAGCCAAGAGACAATCAGCTTCTTTGCCGACAGCGCCTTACCCAGTTGCTCGTCAGTCAGGCGGTTGACTGGGGTGAGTTCCTCAACTGCATCAAATTGGTTCATAATCACATCACTTGTAAAAGCGGCAAGGGCTGTGCAAGTGGCCTTGGCTTTGCACCACTGGCACTGCTTCTCGCCGGGATTAAACTCTGCGTTAGGCAGACCGCACATCAACGCCCTTGACTTTGCGTATTCGCCCCATTCGAGCAACTGGTCGATGCCGATCACCCAGTCCTCGAAAATCTCAGGGTTGCATCGCGGCTGGACGATGGTGATGACAATCTCTTCTATATCGACAATGCCAGCACACTGGGTGTAAGCCCCAAGAGCGTAGAGCATGCCTTGGCTGTTATCGACAGGCGACACTTGCACGCCCTGACCATATTTCAGATCGATAACGTGCATGGTGTTGCCGCTGATAATCAGAGCGTCACAAGTGCCGAAGCCCTCTGGAACCCAGTCGCTAAAATCAACGCGCACCTCATAGGCAACATAAGCCTTTGGCGGTGTGTGATAGCGCACATAGTTAATGTACTCCTGCACATGGTCCGCCATCTCCTGCGTGATCTCAGCATTGGTCTCAGGCATGACCTTACCGACCCATTCGTCAGCGTCGGTATTGCTCTTTAAGGCAACTTCTGCCAACTCATGCGCCACCGTGCCCTCAAAGGCGTGCGGCGATGACTTGTCTGCTATGTTGCGCTCGGCCTCAACCGACGCAGGGCAAGCAAGCCAACGGTGTGAGCCACTGGCGCTGAGTTTGGCATGTGCTGTCATAATTTGACCTTCTTCAACGAGTGAACAACGGTTGTGTGGTCTCTGTTCATTATGCGACCAATCTCAGTGGTTGAGTAACCCTTCTCACGAAGCATCACCATGCATTTGCGACGAACATTGACCAAAGGCATTACACGCGATGGTCCAAGTATGTCGTAAATTGTATAGCCATGCTCTTCAGCGATATCGGCAACATCATTAAGGTTTTTCTGACGCGGTGTTATCACGCGAGCTCCTCTAGCTTGGAGGCAAACTCCTCTAGGCTCTCGGCTGGGATGTCCTTGACCAGTTTGCCGCCGTAGCTGGCAATGATGGTCTTGATCTTGGGGCTGTTGCCTTTATCAGCACGCGTCAGTTCAAGGCAACGGGTCTGAAGCGAGTCAACCGTAACCGTTGGTGCGGCTGGCTTTGGCGCTGGCTTCTCAGCCTTCGGCTTTTCGGCTGGGGTTGAGGCCGCTGATGTCGCCTTGTCAAAGTCGAACGTCAGTTGCGCTGTGTCCAGTGTTTTGATCAAACGCTCGATGGCGGAAGTCAGCTTATCAATTTTAGTTTCCAACATTTTTCATTTTCCCTTTTGCTTATTTGGTTTGGACGCTATATGACGATGTGCAACGATACGCAACAGGAAAATTGCAAATGAAGAAAATGCTCACCTCATCACAGATTGCCTTGCAGATCGGTGTGACAAAGAATACCGTTATCAAGATGGCTAAGGCCGGACAGATACCTTCGATCCGAATCGGCTCAGGCCATTATCGCTTCGACATTGACGATGTGAAACTAGCTTTAAATACAGGAGGCGTTGACAAGTGAAATACACCATAGCCGTCGGGACTGAACTCGGCACAGTGCAAAATAAGTCGTTTGAGTGGTATAAGATTGTTGAGCGCCTGAGCCACCATGAGGTCGCCATGACCAAGGGCGGACGTTATTTCGTCGGGGGTGAGTACAGCAGCAGCGAACGCAAAGAGGCCAATCTCCTCAACCGTTCGCTCCTGACCTTGGACATTGACAATGTGGTCGGCATGACCGTCGCTGAACTGGAACTGATGCTTGTGATGAGCATCGACTGCGCCTTCGTCGCCTACTCGACCTTCAGCCACACGCCTGAGCATCCTAAGATTAGGGTTGTTGTGCCACTGTCACGGCCCGTCAGCCCTGACGAGTATCGTGAGGTGTCCCGCGACTTCACGGCCCTGCTGCCGGAGTTGACGTTCGATCCATGCTCGTTCGTGCCAAATCAGTTGATGTACCTCCCAGCGTGCCCAGACCTGTCTATAGCATGGACCGTTGCGATGGGTCTTGAGCCGCATGAAGTGCCAGACGTCATCACCGTGCCAGTGCGTGACGATAACGATGACTTTGAACGCGCTGTCCTCGCCCAGCCGCTTGACATCAGCGATGATGAGGTAGACGCCTACCTCGACGCTTACCCGGCGCAGTCCCTCGAATATGATGAATGGATCAAGGTTGGTGCGGCCCTGCATCATCAGTTCCAAGGTGATTCAGTCACAGGCTTCAAGCGTTGGCTCGACTGGTCCGCCAAGTCCGACAAGCACGACCCCGCTCAGATGCAAGTCAAGTGGCGCTCGTTCGGCAAGTCCACCCGCGTTGTGACCTTCGCCTCCGTCATCCATCTGGCCCGTGCCAGTGGCGCAGAGATCGAGCGGCCTTCCTCTGTGGCTGTCGCTGTTGAGCAGTCGGCCTTTGAGCGTCTGCTTGAGGTGGCCTCAAACGTCGATGACATGGCTGAATATGATGATTTCAAGTCGCGCATCCAGAACATCTCTCTCGCCGTTCTGCCCTTGGACAAACGCTCCCTGCTGGCCCAAGAGGTCTATGATGCATGGGGTAAAGAGCGTGGGCTTACGAAAACGGACATCAAGTCGCAACTCAAGCCATCCTCAAAGGTTAAAATTGACAAGGTTGAGAAGCCAGATTGGTTAGAACCGTGGGTCTATATCGAGTCCACGGGCGAATATTATAACTGCGATCTGCACTACGGCATCAAGCGTGAGGCGTTCAACACCAAGTTCGGTCACTCTATGGCGCTGGCTTTCGGTGATGATGCTGTGCTGCCGTCTGTGTTTGCAGCCAATCACTGTGACATCGAGACCGTCGTTGACACAATGTTCTGGCCGGGGGCTGGTCGCTTCTTCGAGCATGAGGGCAAGCGGTTCATCAACACTTACCGTGAGACAGGTATCGCGCCTTGCGAGACATTGGACGAGGACGGTCAATCGGTTATCGACCTGTTCATGGGTCATGTGCGCTTCATGGTTGAGAATGAGGACGAACAGCGGCTGCTGGTGGACTATCTGGCGTGGATCATTCAGCATCCCGGCCAAAAGATTAACTGGGCGCTGCTCATTCAAGGGGCGCAGGGCGTTGGTAAATCATACTTTGCCGTTGTGATGCAGAACCTGTTGGGGCTGATGACCCGCAACGTAGAGCCGATGGCGTTGAGCGGACGGTTCACAGCATGGGCGCATGGGGCGTTGCTGGCGGTCATCGAAGAAATCCGCATCTCAGGCGAGAACCGCTTTGAACTTATCGACAGGCTGAAGCCCTTTGTATCGAACAATGTGGTCCAGATCGAGGAGAAGGGCCGCGATCAGCGCACTGTGCCAAACTTCCAGACGTATCTGCTCTTGACCAACCATAAGGACGCGCTGCCCGTAAACGAGAACGATAGGCGCTATGCTCCGATCTTTTCACGGGTGCAGTCCGAAGAGCAGTTGTTTGAGGAGTTGGGTGGTCGGCTGGGGGCTGATGCCTATTTCACCAAGCTGTTCGACGAGAGCGAACGCCGGGCAGACGCCCTGTCATTCTTCCTACGCAATTGGAAGATCAGCGCAGGGTTCTCAGCCAAGGGGCGTGCGCCGCACACCTCTGCGCGTGAGGAAATGATTGCCCTTGGCGTTTCGCCCGACAGGTCGCTTATCGAGGACGCCATCGACCTGATGCGGTGCGATGTGATCAATGACAAGGTTCTGGATGTCACATGGCTCAATAAGCTGTGCGAGGCCGAAGGGACTATGCTGCCGAAGACGAGGGCCATAAGCGCCATACTTTTGGAAATGGGCTATAAGCAGATAGAGGGGCGGCGGATGAAAATCAGCAAGACAAATGGCCTTCATTATGTCTGGTTTAAGGGTGATGAAAAGGGCGTCAAAAACATCGTTCGTGAGTTCCACGGAGGGTGATTTTCGAGGTGCGCAATGGGTTTTTGTATTGCGCACCTTTTGATTTTGGAGGTGCGCAATAAGGCATTTTAAAAACATTGCGCACCTTTATTGCGCACCTGCCTTAAACCCTTGTTTTTACTACTATATATCTATATATTATATAAAAAGTGTGCAATATATAGATATATAAGTCGTATAGAGATACATATATATTTTAACGTAAAAGGTAGGGTTACAGGGGTATACATATTTTTTTTTATTATATAGGGGTGATACAAGAGAATTTGCGCACTTCGCGCACTGACTGAAAATGACTGGAGATAGATATGACTGACAATGTGAATGCACCAAGCCACTATCGGCAGGGTGAGATCGAGTGCATCGATGCCATTCAATCGGCTGTCGTTGGTGCATCGCCGATGGAGGCGGTATTTGTGGCAAACATATTTAAATATGTATGGCGTTACCGCATAAAAAATGGTATTGAAGATTTAAAGAAAGCGCGTTGGTATCTTGATGCGTTGATAAAGAAGGTTGAAGGTCAAAAAAATGACAAGGTTGATTGATTTATCTGGACTGCGCTATGGCAAGTTAGTCGCGGTTGAAAGGGTCCAACGCAAAGATGGTGATAAGCACACAAAATGGCTCTGTCGCTGCGATTGCGGAGAGACAACAGTGGCGATTTATAACAATCTAACTCGCGGAAACACTAAGTCTTGTGGTTGTAATCGAAAACCGCACGGTATGACTGATACACGCGCATGGCGTTGTTGGCACTCAATGATGGCTAGGTGTGTTTGGAAATCAGATTCAAAATACAACGGGGTTGTTTCGGTTTCACCTGAGTGGCATGACTTCACTCAATTTTATAAGGATATGGGTGATAGTCCAAGCGAGAAACACACTCTTGACCGTATTGACAATTTGTATGGCTATGAGATGGGGAACGTCCGCTGGGCCACATCAAAAGATCAGGCGAGGAATAAGAAAAATAACAACTGGATAACTCATAATGGTGAAACAAAGGTGATTACTGACTGGGCTGCTTATTTTCGGGTAACACCCGCTGCGGTTCGGAAGTACGTAAACAGGCACGGATCACTTGATGGTTATCATGAGTGATGAGTCGCTGCGTAAAGCGCAATGGTATCTGGACCGCATCGTCAATTTAATATAAGGGGTGAAAATATGGAGGATGATTTGAGCCGCGAAGAGAAATGCTCAGACTGCATATTTTTTGTGCAGTCACCCAGCGGGCTGCATGGTTACTGCAAGCGATACCCTCCCGTGTTCACGGGCGCTGATGAGCGCAACAGAGTTAAGTTCCATAATCCGGTGGTGAGTCCCTACAGCTTCTGTGGTGAATTTGAGGAAATCTAAATGCTGGCTCTAAAGATGGACACATCCGATCTGGATCGTAAGTTCAAGATGCTGC